TGTTGATTGGTGTGCGGTTTATGCTGCGCAATCAATAGCAGTTTCAAGATGATGCTCGACACGTTTCAAGATAAACGAAATCGGCAATAGGTTTTGTTGGTCGTATTTATCTGGCTACACGATGTAATCCGTTAGCCCGGCGATGCCTTCTTCTGGGCGCTGCTTTTGGCCCGCGAGGTCGAATACATCAACGTGACGTTTACCCTCGATCTTTGTAAACGTGTACCAAAGAAACCAAATCGCCTCTCTGTCGCCCAGGTACTCATACCTTCGAGTGGCATCAAACCTGTTGAATGCGTCTGTATCATGAATGACAAGTCGGAATCTCATGGCGTCCTCATGTGTGAATGCTTTGCAGCACAAAAAAGCAGCGCGGGTACTGCACGCGCAGCTCGCACAGCGTTTCGCGGATCGCTGCTAACGTCGGAATGTGCACGTAGCACACATCCCGCTCACGACGGCGCACTGTGATTCGGTAAGTCGTTTTCATGGCCGCTACCCCAAGAATCCGGCCAGGCTGCGGCGATAGTCACGTGACGGACCAAAGAACGGCCCGAACTTCTTCTCCCGCTCCTTCCGATCTTTTGCCAGATAATCCAGCAGCGCCATGTGCTCCATATTCTGGCTGATGTGGTACGTTAGCATCTCTGAAATGTCATGCGTACCGCAAACGAACGCATACCGCAGTTCCATTCCAGGGTCACGGGCCGGTGAACTGGGTATTACCTCGTCGTCCGGGTCCGGTGGCGAGTAGTTGAAAAAGCACTCAACCGGCAAGCCTGAGTCTGTGAACCAAATCAGTGAATACAGGTCCGACGTGTCGGGCCTCGTCGGTTTATTGACTGTTGCGCTCATCATGATGACCTCCAAAAGAAAAGCCAGCACGGTGGCTGGCTTGGTTGAAATACACATCAGGTCAGGGCAGTGCGGAACATCGGCTTTCCCTCCGCTGGGCTTTTCCGACTTGCCAGCTTTGGTTATCCGACACTGCCCTGGCCTGATGAGTAGTCCCGGACTCTCCCGGTGGTCACAGCCCTAGCACATTCAAATCGCTGTTATCTGTCAGGAGTGGCACGCGGGTTAGTCGCGCCCCGGATGTGCAATCCGGTACTTGTGGACACACAGAGCTACCCGGATAGCGCACTGTTGCAAATGCGCTGTGCGGGGGGGCTTTTTTATAAATTAGCCGTCGCCGCTGCCGTCGCCGTCGCCGCTGCCGTAGCCGCTGCCGTCGCCGTCGCCGTCGCCGTCGCCGTAGCCGTCGCCGCTGCCGTCGCCGTCGCCGCTGCCGTAGCCGCTGCCGTCGCCGTCGCCGTCGCCGTCGCCGTAGCCGTCGCCGTAGCCGTAGCCGCTGCCGTCGCCGCTGCCGTCGCCGCTGCCGTAGCCGCTGCCGTCGCCGTCGCCGTAGCCGTAGCCGTAGCCGTAGCCGTAGCCGCTGCCGTCGCCGCTGCCGTAGCCGCTGCCGTAGCCGTCGCCGTCGACGCTAGTTACTTCTCCCACACTGGCACGGCTGCGATAGACGCAATTGCCGCCTCGGTTGCTGGGATGATTTCGATTGCCTCAGTCAGCAAGACTTCCGCAACTGGTGCAGGAAACCTGCAGTTTTTTGGCTTGCTCGTGCCAGTTGTTGCTAACTGGGACAAACTCGCTGCCCCCTCCCAGTACCATATCCGCCGGGCATCGGTAAGAGTTACCTCTTTTCCGTTGCGCTCCTTTAATGTGCCGAGGAACACCCCGGCGCTATACGTTCTCACCATACAAACTTTACCTATCATCACTTTTCTCCTGTTAAAAAACTAACCTGTTGCTGCACAACAGAAACCCGGAAGGCCGACTTGTGAAAATCGGCTATCCGCGTTGCTTTTAGTTGCCTGCGTTACCTTGCCGCACCGAGCCTTGCCGGGCCGGGCCTTGCCTGCGTTACCGGGCCTGACCAAGCCTTGCCGATCCTAGCCTCGCCTGCCGCGCCTTGCCGTGTCACTGGAGCCGTTGAACGGCATCTTTTGCGGTTTGCAGTGCCATCGCTGCAATGGTTAGCGCTGCCATGCGCTCTTCAGGTTGATTTGATTCGCTGGCGGCATTGCGCAAATCTTCAACAGCATTTTTTGCTGCATCCATTCGCTGATGCGCGGCGGAAAGAGCCAGCACAAACTTATCAGGATGCTGCACAACAACGCTGATAGGCTCGTATGTGCCGTCGCGATCGCCTGGCGTTTGGCTTGGGATGTGGACAAATGCCGTTGTGCGCGTTTCTTCGCCAACTACATCAGTCTTTACAACTTCGACGCATTTGATAATGTGACGCGCCTGAGTTTCCCGGTACAGCTCCCCGGCCTTGGAGTCGTCCCACTCGAAGGCGGGATGCAGCACCGCATGCTCTGGCCGCGATTCGTCAACCAGCCCCTTGGTCGTAAGGGTGCCTTGCTTTTCGTAAATCTGCGTGAGTGCGGCTCCAATCTCGTCCGCATTCACACCGCCGATTGATACGCCGCGCCGCAGCGCGAATTGCACTTGCTGCTTTGCAAGTTTCACTTTCTTGTTTGCCATTTGTTATCCTCCGTTAAAAAATTGTTGCCTGCCTTACCGTGATACGCCCAGCCTGGCCGCGCCACGCCTAGCCTGCCTAGCCTTGCCACACCCGTCCGCGCCACGCCTAGCCTGCCTAGCCTTGCCACACCCGTCCGCGCCAATCCAAGTCGAGCCTAGCCACGCCTGCGTTACCGCTCCACACCGCTCCTAGCCGTACCCTGCCATGCCTGCCAAACCTAGCCCAGACACTCCGTGACTTGCCGTGCCGAACCTCGCCATTCCACGCCTGCCTTGCCCAGCCTAGCCGTTCCAAGCCACGCCGTGCCTTGCCTGCATTGCCGCGCCCAGCCACTCCCCGCCTTGCCATGCCTGCCTTGCCGGGCCGGGCCTTGCCAAGCCGCGCCATGCCTTGCCCCGCCTGCCTAGTCAAGCAAGCTCAAAAGTGCCCCAACCAAGCCCAGCAGAATCGCGGCTATCAGGGCGACCTTCGCCAATCCCAACCTGCAAGCCAACACGGGCCATCAAATTGGATACGTCTGTTGTGGTGAATTGATCCGCGTCATAGCTAACATGCACGCTTGCGGTCCACTCGCGCCACATTGGGCGGATGCGAATGTCTGCAACGCCTGTTGCATTGCGGACGGCCATTTCAGTGCGCTCTGGCGTGCCTTCAAAGCGAATAAGCGGGATTCCGTCGATGCGGTCGAATCCGTCTGCTTTGACGAAAACCGAAAGTTTGGCCAAAGTCATTTTGAAACCAACCAACCGACAAGCACTAATCATTGCCTGCCTGAATGCACTAGCCGGTATCCCCTGCCAGCCTTCGGTGCTGATGTGTTTCGCCTGCTCGAAATCGTCGTCAAAGTCCCGCGCTGCTTTGGCGCGTGATTTGTTCGCCGTGCTCCCAGCAGCCATTTTTGTCATCATGGCCTGCATGGCTTTTGCGCTAAACCTGGCTTGCACCAGCGGTGCAGTACCACGGATTTTGAAAACTACGGTTTGAATGTTTGCGGGCCGTATTGCCACAACTGATGATTGAGTAGCCATTGAAAAAACTCCATTGAATTTTGGTAAATCTTGCACAGCGTTTACCTGCTGTTAGTGCAACCGCACTGGAGATGGCAGCACGCTGCCAAATCCGCTGCTGTCGCCTGCATTACCGTGCCTGACCATGCCTTTCCGCTCCGGGCCTTGCCATGCCTGCGTTACCTCGCCCTGCCGCACCGCGCCCAGCCGGGCCTAGCCATTCCACGCCTGCCTCGCCCAGCCGGGCCAAGCCTTGCCGCGCCGTGCCTCGCCCCGCCAGGCCGAGCCATGCCTTGCCTCTTCCTACTGGAAGCGCCAACACACTGAACCAATGTGCTGGCGTTTCGCCCCGGTTTTCCAGGGCTTAACTTTTCTCACTCTGGCTTCACAGCCACGTGATTCGACGGCCTTGTATTCATTCCGTCATCAGTCCCCGGCTTCAGGTGGCGGGGCTACCTCCAAGACTGCTAACCATTCGGCTTCGCTTCTTTTCGCTTGCGTTTTATTCGTTTGCGATGACGCTAGTTTAGCGCACTAAAGCCGACTTGTAGCGCACTAAACAAAAAAAACGAAAATATTTTTCACGGGCGAAAAAAAACCGCCATTTGGCGGTTTTAAGCAACAGATGGAATGCGCTTTGCTAACTGTGAACTTCTGCTCTATGGTCATCCCCATTTTTTTTTGTTCAGCACACTGGGAATTATTCATTTAGTGCGCTAAACTAATGGGATGAACACACAACATCTCATCCACTTGATCGGATCTGCCAAGGCTGTGGCTGAACTTTTTGGAATTACGCAGGGCGCTGTTTCCCAGTGGGGGGACACAGTTCCAACGCTCAGGCTGTACCAACTGCGCGACTTGCGTCCTGATTTGAAGGTCGAACTTCCTCCAGTGCAAGAAAAAGAGGCAGCGTAAATGAACACAAAAAACGAACTTTTGCCACACCCCGTCGAAAGCACCAGGGTATACCGTCTGCATGGTGTGCCTTTCGTACCTCACTACACCATTGAAGGCACGTTTGTCAGCCCCGGAAACAGCAAGACGCGCCGGGAATACACAGAAAAACTGCTTATCAATCTTGGAGCTGTGCCTGAGCGTATGGGCATATGGCCCAGGAAATACGACCAGCACGCGGAGGCCGCCTGAACCATGGCCAATCATCAAGACGCAATGCGTGCAGGGCGCTGCCCAGACTGCGAAACAGGAGTGCTCCAGCACGGCCCATGGTCTCAAGCTGAGATTGCAGCCATAGCCAAGGAAATTGGCTGTGACAGTGTTGATTTCTACGACTGCTGCGATGACTGCTTTGTCCGGGATGTTGGGCTTGGTGATGCCGCATACGCGCAAACACTGTCCCCAGGTCGCAAGCTGGTATTGACGCACATTGGAGCCGCCTGAACCATGAGCGAACAGCGCACCGAAATTAGCTTTGAGTGCACCGCCCAGGAAACGGCTGTGCTCTCCTGCGGGTGGCAGGTAGCAAGCCGGAGCTGTCCGGGGTTGATCGGGAGTGATTGGCGATTTGCCTGGGCCAGTTTTCAGGCAAAAAAAATGCCCTGGTGAGACAGGGCACTTAACTAACGAAAACGCATAAGAGACTGAATTATATGACAGAAATTGAAATTGACCAAGAATTCAAGGCGCTAATCCCACCTCTGTCTGCTGAAGAGCTGGCACAGCTTGAAGCCAACATCGTTGCCGATGGTTGCCGTGATCCGCTGGTAGTGTGGGGGAAAACTATTGTTGACGGCCACAACCGATACGCGATTTGCACAAGGCACAGCATTGCGTTTCAAACTGTACAGCTTGAGTTTGCAGACCGTAGCCACGCCATAGAGTGGATTATTAAAAACCAGTTCGGGCGCAGAAACCTTATAGCTTACGTCCGCACACAGCTTGCGCTCAGGCTTGAGTCGGTGTTCGCGGAAAGGGCTAAGGCGAATCAAAAAGGTGGTCAGGGTGGAGTATTGCTTCCGCAGAATTCTGCGGAAGCAAACCACATTGAAACCCGAAAGGAAGTAGCCAAAGCAGCCGGGGTGTCTCATGACACGGTAGCCAAGGTAAAGAAGATCGAAGCCGTTGCGCCGCCAGAAGTTAAGGCGGCATTGGCTTCTGGTGAGTTGAGCATTAACCAGGCGCATACGCAGATTGTCCGCGCTGAAAAAGAAGAAAAGCGCGAAGAACGCAGAGAAGAGAACCGGGCCAAGATAGCCGAAGTCGCAACAACACCGCAATCAATCATCGAAGTCGGTGCAAAGTTTTCCACGATCATGATTGACCCTCCATGGGACTGGGGTGACGAAGGCGATAAAGACCAGCTCGGGCGCGCCAGACCGGACTACAGCACCATGAGCATTGATGAGTTGCTCGCATTGCCTGTGCCAGATCTTGCTGATGTTGATTGCCACATGTACATGTGGATCACCAACAGGTCACTTCCAAAAGGCTTCGCGTTGCTGGAGAAGTGGGGGTTCCGTTACATCACCGCCATCACATGGGTAAAACCACATTTTGGAATGGGTAACTACTTTCGCGGGCAGTCCGAGCATGTTTTATTTGGCGTGAAGGGAAGTCAGCCGCTACAGCGCAAAGACGTTGGAACAGTGTTTTCAGCCCCCCGTGGGCCATCTGGTCATAGTAGCAAGCCGCCTGAGTTTTACGGGTTGGTTGAGTCGTGCAGCCCTGGCCCGTACCTTGAAATGTTTTCTCGTTCGCAGCGCACCGGCTGGGCAACGTGGGGGGAAAACGGCCATGCCAAATGAGTTTGACTTCAACAAGCAGCTTGCAATGTCGGCAGGCTTTACTGTGAAAGCTGATGTGAAGTCAATTCTGCTTGACATTATCCCTGGCGCAGTGGCTGTTACGCAAGCGGCATCAGAAAACGATAAGCAGGGGATTGACTGGTGGGTAGAGCTTTCCACAGCCAAGCACTTGGCTGTGGATGCGAAAGTCAGATCAAGCGATTGGGCAGCATCGCATCCAACAGAGGATGATTTGGCGCTAGAAACATGGTCGGTAGTTGAGAAAAATGTTGTCGGATGGACGCGGGACAACAAAAAGCGATGCGACTATGTTTTGTGGCTGTGGACTGATACAGGGAGATATTGCCTGATACCGTTTCCAATGTTGTGCAAGGTGTTTTCGACACACTGGGAAGACTGGAAAAATCGCTATCGAACTGCACGACAAAAGACCAATCGTCAGTTTGGAGACTCTTATCACAGCGAATGTACATTCGTCCCAAGACGTGAAATATGGTCGCAAATTTACAAGCATTTTGGTGGTGATATGCGCTTGCTTACAACTATGAAACGTGTAGCGGAGGTGTAAGTGAGTAATCCCTGGTTTCGCATGTATTCAGAGGCAGTCGATGATGAAAAGCTGCGGCTTTTGTCATTCGAGGACCGTTGGCATTTCGTTGCGCTACTGTGCTGCAAATCATCTGGAATCCTTGATGACAAGTCTCCGCTTATGTTTCGCAAGGTCGCCGTGAAACTTGGACTTGATCCGAATGCACTCAGTGAAGTGGCGCGCAGGCTTGCAGAGGTTGAACTTATCGACCAGGAAACATTACAGCCGCTTGCATGGGATTCTCGGCAATTTGAGTCAGATTCGTCAAAAGAGCGGGTAAAAGCATACCGTGAAAGACAAAAAAATGCACGTAACGCCAATGTAACGTTACATGATGGTTACACAAACGTAACAGTAACGGCTCAAGATACAGATACAGATACAGATAAAGAGAGAGAGGGTGAAATTCCGCCGCAAACGGAACAAACCAAGCCCCCCCCCACCGTTTTTTCAACAGGTGAGCCAGTGGCCGACCACACACAGCGAGTGAGCAATGCCTCAGCCGTGGTCACTACCGGCACCCAGCCAGAAAAAACCACCACCGCAACAATTCCGCCATGCCCATTGGCGGAGCTTGCAGCAATTTACCGTGAAGAACTACCGGCACTTCCACAGCCACGGATGAGCCTTTTTGCAGACAGCGAGAACGCTAAAGCGCTACGGCAACGGTGGCGCTGGGTTTTGACCGCCAAGCACGAATCTGGTGCGCGTACCGGGCAGCCATTAGCCACCACGCAAGCAGAAGGAGTTGCGTGGTTTCGTAGATTTTTTGTCTATGTCGCACAGTGTGATTTTTTGACAGGAAGCAACCCGCGTGGGTGGACCGCTGATCTTGGTTGGCTTGTAAAAAAAGAGAATTTTTCCAATGTTTTGCAGGGCAGTTACGTTAACAAAACCAAAGAGGTGGCGGCATGATCGAAACAGATGCAACCGATAGCCAAACGCAAGCCAAATCCCTGAGTAGCCCGACGGTAGAGGCGTCCGTTTTGTCGATTCTGCTGAACTTTCCAGACGCTTTCGACGACCACGCTCCACGTCTGAAACCTGCCCATTTTTCCGATGCGTTACACCGCAGTATTTACGCCGAACTTGCGCGCCAGATGGCGCTAGGCAAAGGTTGCGACCTGGTAACGCTTTCCGAAGGGTTACGGGACACCGTGAGTTTGCAAAGGTTGCACGAAATAGCTGCTTGCCACGATTTCTCAGCGCGGGCTGTTGGCAACATGGTTGACACCGTGATAGACCGATTTCAATCGCGTCAACTGCACCGCCTGAGCCAAAAAATGTCAACCCTGGCATTCGGCGACGGACCGGCGCAAGAGCGCATTGCTCAAGCCCATGCTGCAATCACCGCCATGGACAGCAGCACCGATGATACCGATGAGTGGGTGGATGCCCATGCAGCAGCCATCGCACACCTTGACCTAATCGACGCACGGCAGGCAGGAAAAATCAAAGGAATGGAAACCGGCTTGCCGGACTTTGATGATTTGCTTGACGGTGGGATGCAGCGCGGAAACCTGATCGTTATCGGCGCACGCCCATCTATGGGGAAAACAGCGCTGGGTATGACCATCGGGTTGCACATGGCGCAAACCTACTGTGTGGGGCTTTTGAGCATGGAGATGCCGCATAACGACGTGCGCGACCGGCAAGCGGCCATCCTGAGCAGTGCAAGCATAAGCAGCATTAAGCGCCCTTCCAACGGGCTTGACTATGAACGCATTGTTGAGGGGGTTAACCGCTCTAAGCGGCTTAGGTTTTTTGTGTCTGACAAGTCAGGCCAAAACATTGCTCAGGTACGCAGCAAGGCCCGCATGTTGCACCGCAAGCATGCGCTTGACGTGTTGATCGTGGATTACATCGGATTGATGCCTGGCACCGATCCAAAGCAGCAACGCACGTACCAGATCGAAGAAATAACGCACGGGCTTAAAGCTCTGGCAAAAGATCTGGACATTGTTGTTTTGGGATTGGCACAGGTTAACCGTGGATCAGCAGAGCGAATTGACGCAGTACCTGGACTACATGATTTGCGCGACAGTGGGGCCATCGAACAGGATGCAGATGTTGTGGCATTCGTTCATCGCCCGATTCAGCTCAAGCCAGATTTGGGCGCGCAATGGGCTAACTATGCGCTGCTGCGCGTGGCGAAAAATCGGCAAGGTCGCTGTGGAGATGTGCATTTGCACTACCAGGGGCAGTACACACGTTTTAGCTCTTGGGCTGGTGAAGTCCCAAGCAAAACAGTATCCAAAACGCAACCAGCCAAAAGGGGATTTGATGATGACTGTTTTTGATGGTGAAGTGTTTGTGTTGCTTTGGAGCCAAAAGCAAAACGCTTTGCATGTTGAAACGCTGGCCGAAACACTGGCGATCAATCGCCGCGCATGCATGCAAGACAAGCCTGGTGATTACCGGGTGTTGATGGTGGGGAGTCAGGAGGATGTTTCGGCTACGTCGCGGTCATTCGCCAGGATGCTGGAGCAACGCAGGAGCGCGGCCAGAGCGTGACAACCGAATGCCAATCATGCCAACACGCCAACAACACGCCCATCAGCGGCCAGTACAACGTCAACTGTATTCAGTGCATGGCCCGCATGATCGTCAACGCACGCCCGAGCAAGGCGATGCAGGAGCGGCATATTGCGTACCTGCAACGCCATCACAGAAGTAGATGGCCTGAACTGTGGCCACAAATTCAAAACCAAATCAAACTGAGGAACAACAATGCACCACAAACGACCTGAGCCCGTAGTAATGCCATCGCCGCACAGCAGGGGACACCATCAGCATTCCAGCGCAGACGAAAAGGCCAGCTTGCTCAATCGCTACTGCGGACCTGGGCAGACTGATTGCCCGGTACTGTCAGACGACTACGCGATGGAAGTCGGGCTGGCGGGGGCGCTGCAATGATTGCCACTGACGATTTGCGCGATTTGATGGCAGCGGTGGCGCTCGCCGGAATCATGGCTAAAGCCGCAACCACAACAATGAGCGCCGGTACTCGCAAGGCAATTGCCGATTTGACGTGGCAGATCGCGGACGATGTTCTGGCTGCGCGTGATAAACGGCTGGAGGCTGTGCCATGAGAATGCATCTAAAATCGATTAAAACCGGCCTGGGATCGTTCGTGTGGCATGAGGTGGTGCCAGCGTACCAGTCTTGGTGTTTTGGATGGCGTGGCGCATGAGCGAGCACGACACTCAATCAGCGTTTTTCTCTTGGGTCGCAAAGCAGCGCATCCCTGACATTGACTTGATGCACGCAACACCGAACGGTGGGCATCGGCACATCGCAACCGCAAACAAGCTAAAAGCCGAAGGCGTCAAGCCTGGGGTGCCGGATGTGTCATGGCCCGTAGCTCGCGGCGGATTCATCGGCCTGGCTATCGAGTTCAAGGACGGTGATGGCAATCCGTCAAAGCAGCAGCGGGAGCGGATAGCAGCGCTACAGAAAGCTGGCTGGTGCGTGACTCTGTGCTGGGACTGGGAAAGTGCAGCTCGATTTGTTGTCGGGTATGCCGGTTTGCCGAGTATTGTTTTTCAATGAGTGGGAATATGAACATCAACATCCAACAACTTCACCATAACGCCAAGGTGCCGACTTACGCAAACCCCGGCGATGCGTGCTTCGACTTGTACGCTGCCACCGTGGCTGGGCGCGAACACATAGGCCAGATAGTCTACGAAGGCGCTCCGCTGGTGTGCGGTACCGGGCTGGCGGTGGAGATCCCTGATGGCCATGTAATGCTGGTGTTCAGCCGCTCAGGTCATGGATTCAAGCACGACATTCGGCTGGCTAACTGTGTTGCCATCATTGATCCTCCGTACCGGGGAGAAGTGATGGTAAAACTCACCTGCGATGCGCCGGATGATGATGTCTCGCCGCCCTACAAAGTCAACATCGGAGACCGCATCGCACAGGCCATGGTCATCCCGGTTGAGCGGGTGTCGTTTACGGTGGTCGATGAACTGTCAGAAACGGAGCGTGGTGCTGGTGGTTTTGGGAGTTCTGGGAGATGACTATGAGTAAGCAATGGGGGCATGGATTTGGTAAAGGGAAAGAGTGCGGCGAATATTGGGGCGCAATGTTTGAAAGCGGAAAGTGGGAGATTGAATTATCTGAAAAGTCTAATGAGCTTTTGATTTTGGCTAATGCTTTGAGGTTGCCTGTCGAGTTTAAATCTGGTCGGACGGAGACTTGGTGGCAGTTATATGTCGGAGCGATTGCCAAAAAGATCGAGTCCATAGCCAAAAGCTTGCCTAGTTCTATAGGCGGCGTTTATGAGTTCGAAAAAGACATTCCAAAGGAGAAAGAAAGTGAGTGAATCTGATCGTTGCAAAAAGATCGAGGCCATGTACCACCTTGAAGTTTGCTTTGAGCCAAAGGATGAGAATGGAAATCCAAAACCGAGGGAATGGATTGATGCACATATCACTGCTGCTCATTATCTGATTCAGTCAATGTTTGATGGATATAAACCAGACAACTACGACCAAGTTATGAACGAAGCAGCCAGATTGGATGCGATTGACGAAGCAAACTGCGCTATTCATCTAGCTAATAAATCGTTATGACGCAACCAAAAACCTACGGCTGCCATAACCGCCCACCACTCCAGACATTCGGCAACCCTCAGTGTCAGTACACCTACACGTGGCTGGGGATGCGTGATCCGAAGTGCGAAGGCTGTAAACACAAAGAAGTCAAAGAGGCACCAAAGGAATGAGAATCACAGAACGCTATGCCAGTGCTGTGCACGCCACTAGCCTCAAGTCCGATCCGGCGACTTACCTGAGCAATACGGATGTGCTGGGGGCTATGGGGCTGGCCTCAAGGTATGAACCTCTTGGCGCTGCACTTGCACGGCTGCTATCCGGTGGCGGTGCAGCAAGCGCGATTGATACTCTGACAAGCATGGCGTTTGACAGAAGCAGGAAGCATAAATTCCGCATCACAGAATTGCAAGCTGGCGATATTGCTAAAGCAGTCCTTGCGTGGTATCGCTTCGGTACTTGCCAGCCGTGCGGCGGAACAGGATTTAAGCGGATCGCAGGTACACCAGTCAACGGTGACGAGTGCAACCACTGCGGCGGTACAGGAAAAATCCCGTTCGATAGGCAATTCAGCGCTGATGTGCTACCGCTGGCGCAATGGTTGAGCAGCGAGATTGATCGCAGTCAAGCAGCAGCAGGCTATGCCGCTATGGTCGCGCTTGCGCCTAAGCTGGATTTGTAGGCGCTGCATTTGCGCGCAGTACGCGCAGTGAGTTTGGGTTTGTTGTTTTAGTCATTCTTTGATTTTAAGCGTTTAAGCGTGCGCTTATCATGCTGATTTTTTGCACAACACATCAACGATCATGCAAAAAATTTGCACAATGCCGCTTTTTTGTGCATAATGTCGGCACCGGATAAATTGGGCAGTCGCCCAGAACAAGAGTAGCGGGCACGTGCGATGCTTTCGCACGCCTATACAAGCCAGCTAATGCTGGCTTTTTGCTTTATGGCAACAGAAAAACCAAAGAGCTGGCGCGATGGTAAGCAAACGTCTGCCCAGCGCGGATACGGTTACAGGTGGCAACAGGCTCGACTAGGCTTTCTTAGAAAGCACCCGCTTTGCGTTATGTGTGCACAAATGACTCCGCCAATTGTCACAGCTGCAACGGTTGTTAATCACAAGATACCGCACAGGGGCGATCAAACGTTGTTTTGGAATCGTGACAATTGGGAGCCGCTATGCAAGCGCCATCACGATTCAGATGCACAGATGCGCGAGAAAAGCGGAACAGTTCGGGCGAAGTTCGATGCGACTGGCCGCGTGGTTTGGTAGGTAGGTAACAAATAGCAATAAGCACCCTTGAGGTGCTTTTTTTACGTCTGAAATTAACAAAGCCCGACAAGCGCTGCAAACGCTTCCGGGCTTCTGGTCTTTGCAACATCTGAGGTGTCACATTGATTGATGGCGATTATGTCAGGCTTGGTTCTGCTTGTCATTGTGGTAAAGAGTTGAAATTACTCACGGGACGCGGAAGACCTCCAAAGTTCTGCGAAGATCACAAAGCAAGGCCACAGAAGGAAGATAGACCAGCTAAAGAATGCCCCGCATGTCGGGGCTTTTTTACGCCAGTGCGCGACACGCAAGAATTTTGCAATAACAAAACATGCAGAAACAGGGCAAGAACTCTAAGAGAAAACCCTGAATCGAAGCGCAGGGAAAAGATTGACCGCACATGCACATGCAAAAAATGCGGCATTCAGTATCAAAACAAGCGTGGCGGTACTACAGGCGAAGGTAGTAAATATTGCTCGCGTGAATGTGCTTACTCCGACTCTGAAAAATGGCTGACTACTTTAAACATTCCAGAAGAAAGAAGGCGTCCAAAGTTTTCATTGGTCTACTGGCCAATCTGTGAAATATGCGGCGCAGTATTCCTATCAAGGACTACAGCATCTAGGTTGTGTAGTGATTCATGTGCTAAGAAATACGAAAGAAAGCGCTCTTTTGAGTACTCTTTGCAGAAGCATAACGCAGCTGGCAAAGTTGTAGCTTGCAAGGAATGCGGATGCCTTTTTTGTCCGTTGTATGGGACAAAAGATAATACATGGTGCCAGCCATGCACGGCGATAGGTCGAAAAAGAATAGTTCGCGCGCATAAGGCTTTAAGAAGAGCCAGAGAAAAAGGCGCAGATTGCGAAAGCGTCGATCCTTTCAAAGTGTTTGAAAGAGATAAGTGGAAGTGTCAGCTATGTGGGGTGAAGACAGCTAAGTCTAAGCGCGGTACATACGCAGACAATGCGCCAGAGCTTGACCACATCATCCCGTTAAGCAAAGGCGGAGCGCACAAGTACACGAACACGCAATGCGCATGCAGGAAGTGCAATGGCTTGAAGTCAGATAAACCGCTTGGCCAGTTGCTTATGTTCTAGGGTGTTGACTAGCATCGCATACTACAGGGGGTAGGCGGGCATTTTCTTTGGGCTTTTAGCCCTCCTAGAT